GTAGCCCATAAGGGACTAGGGGGCCCCTCCCCTCATCCACGCGAGCGACCGCACTCGGTCTATTTGGATCACCAAGCACCATCCAGCGCGTTTGGCAAATCCTTGCTCGGGATTTTGTTCATGTTGCCGCCTATCTCATAGCCGACTTTGTTCGACTTGGCGGCATTGCAGCAATAATGCGCAGCTTGTAAGTTATTCCAATCTTCGCAAGCGGCACGCGCTGATTCATAACCAAATTGTTTATACAAACTTATTGGACGAATCTCATCTATCACGAAGCTGAACGGATGAGCCGCGTTTGATGGTTCGTCATAATGAATTGGCCCGAGTTTTCCGTGACAAATGCCGCACTCTGCGTTCATGCACTTGAAGCGGGCCCGGTATTTTCTTCGGAGCCACCCGTTTGAGTACCGTGGGTTTATTTTACTCATAGTTTTATGCACCCCCCGGGGTCAAATAAAAGAGACCCCCTCGGCACGTTGAGAGAGTCCCTTTTGCGGAGTTGTTGTTTGGTTTTGAAAGGAGAATTACTTCTTTTGCCTGTTAGCCCATTGTCTTATCGCCCGTCCGAAGACTTCGGGCTTACTGCTGATTGATTCTGCCGGAATGTGCTTTACTGTCCAATCATTCCCGAGCATTACATGAATCCCATAGTCACGATTTTCTTTGTCAATCTCATTATGATACAAAGAGCCATCAACTTCAATGACGAGTTTATATTCTGGGATCGTAAAATCTAATTCAAGACCACCGACTTTCTGATGAAATATGATCTTGAATCCATTATGTAAAAGCTCAATAGCCGCCAACACTTCGGGGATGCTGTCAAAGTCATTTATCCACCGCTTGGCGACCTCTATTGATTTGTCAAAGTTTTTGCTTTTGGGGAGTTTCTTAAGTGCCTTGTTGAATCTGTTGATGTGTGTCAGGTCTGTCATGGAGCCGTCGAGCTCTGACAAAAAATTGAGCTCTGCCAAAAGCCTTTTCTCGTCCTCGATCGCCTTTTGTTTTGCCTTTATAGCATTTCCGTACTTTCTGCAAGCTTCGCATAAACAAGCTTTGTCGAGCCTTACGACTTTGGTGATAACTTCTGTCCCACATCTCACACAATGAGTTGCATACTCCGTATAGCTGTGTCCGTTCAGCCTTACGAAAGTCCCTATTAAACGATAACCATGCTGTTTGAGTTGTTCTTCGGTTAGTTTCATAAACCTCTTTTCTATAGTTATCCACCGTAACTATTATAACACTATATACTGTACTTCATCAAGAGCCAATCGCCTTATCTTGTATACTCCTGCTTCAGACATTTCCAACGTTTTCGCTATCTGTGCATAGGTCATATTGTCGAGATACACCATCTTCAGGACTTCCCCATGTTTACCGCGCAAAGCTGCAAACGCTTCCGTCAATCTCTGCTCGGTATCGGCAAGCTCCTTCTTGAGGGCTGTGTTTTCTTCCTCAATGTCGGCTATCTTGACCAATATGTCCTCCATGCGATTTGACGGACTTGTTTTGACTGATATCCGATCATAGTCCGTCACAGAGCCACCTGTCAGCATCCCGGAAAGCTCCTCAAGCTTCACGAGATTGTTCCTGATCTTCCAACGTAACCCTCTGGGCTTATTAAGAAGTTTATACAGTTCACTTCGCTCATCTGTCATCGTTCGCCTCCCTTCCCCATGAACCCCTCAAGCTCCTGCACGCAGAACGGGCATAAATCATAATCCCTCTGGTTGCCGTCCGAGTTCAGATAAACGACTCGCGGATATGTATGTCCGTGAATATAGTCGATATCAGAGGGCTTCTTCGGCATATAAAACATTCCGCACCTATCACATTTTGCCGCCAGCATCTTCAATCCTCCTTTTCTGTCTTGCAATCTTTTCGGCCTTAATCTGCGCAATCCTGCTGTCACCCAGCAGATAATCGACCTGTTCCAGTACCACCTCAACATCGGCTATCTCTTCGACCAAGTGCTCGCGGACCGTATCAAGGTCGTAGCGTTCAGCCTTGCAGATAACCTGTGTCAACTCGGCCATTTCTTCGATTAACTGCCGCATCTGCACACGGAGCCCGTAATGCTCCGCGATATTCCTCAAATCCTTATCCATTCTGTGAGTGCTCCTTTGCCATCCTGTTAATGTCTTCCATGATCCCGATTATTGTGCACTGGCACTCGGGATATTTTTTCTGTATTTCAACGGCTTCTCTGGTCATCTCTTCCCAGCCGTCTGATATGCCGTCTGCTTCGGTCAGTAAGGCATAGTTTTCGAAGAAGTGGTAAATTGCCACGCTTGCAGCTCTCTCGCGCTCTGTGGCCTTTCTGGCCCATTTACTTGCCATCGTCCACCTCCCGCAGATGGTCAGCTATGTCCATGAGTCCTTTGTCCCGTCTTCCGGCTTCGTAGCCATCCAGCCATATCTCCCTGAGAGTTTTGTTCTCAATATTCACATACTCACCCTTTTCATTGATATAGTTTTTAGCTTTCCTCATCATCATCCTCCATCATCCGCCTGTCACGTTCTGCATCTCTGCGATACTCCCAAAGCATCTCACGCTCCCACTCTTCACGCTCTTCATCTGTTCCAAATCTGCGGTCATCTCTCAGTATGCTCATTTATTCCAGGCCTCCTCTATTCTCTTCTAATATGATACTCGGTAACATAGCTCTTTATTTCATTATTCTCGACCACTAAACAACCTTTTGCATCTCTTTTAAATCTTTCGACAACAACACTATAACCCCACGGATCACCGTGTATGTTTATCTCGGTTACGTCATGCAGCCATTTGTGATTGATATAAACTTTGCCACATTTATTATGGTCTACCTTGAACAGTAGTTTAGGTCTTTTCATTCCTCGCTCCCTTCTTTCGGCTCAAACAAGAAACAATATCCATCCTCGCTTGTTTTGCATCCATTACCCCACTTTGAACAGATTTCATGCGCCACGATCAAAGGTATTCCATCCACTTTTGCCACGCTGTCATATTCAAAGTATTTGCAATCCTTACACCGTTTCATCTTTCCGCACTCTCTGCATCTGTCAGCAAACTCGGTGACGGTTTCTTGCGGTATGCCGTTCTTTAATGCGTTGTACCATAGTTCGCTACCGCACCACGTTCCGTTCTTTACAGCTTGATACATTTCGTCTGTAATATCTATTGATAGCTTCATTCGCTCGCTCCTTTCCGTGCCTCCCATCGGAACGTGTGAGATGCTGAACAAGCACTACAAGGGAACTCATGCGCTGTAAGATTAGCAAATCAGCAAGTCTCACAATTAGCACACAAATTGCTTTTGTCGGTCTTCTCTTCGGTCTGCTTCTGCTTATAGTTCCTTTCCATCTTCCAAAATACAACGTAGCAACCGTGGTTATGGTCATACGTTATGCTTATTATGTCATCTGCACTTGTAAGACCTTCCCAATCCTCATCTTTGGTTTTAATCGCCTCGTTTATATCATTAGGATCATTGCAATATTGCCAATCAACAAATGTCATTCTTCACCGCTCCCTTCTGCCATGTACTTATCGACAATATTCAATGCCATTTCCAATCCTTCAGCACACGATATGTCATACGGATGCACTCTGTCGTATTCTTCGTCTATTTCGGCTCTTATCTTGTCAAGCACCTCACATTTTATATATTTCACTTGTCTGCCTTGTGGTGTTTGAAACGTAATAGACATTGTTTTTTCAAGTTCTGCATCTGATATTTTATTCCAGTCCTCTTGTGTTAAAGGACTATTCAAAGTAAATTCAAAACTATCACTCATACCTTATCATTCCCTTCCTGTGGTTCTATAACCTTGCACCCCTGCTTTTCAAGTAATTCCAACTTTGCAAGTGCCATCCCTATATTTTGGCAAGTGCAATACGGAAGTTCTTTCCGTATTCCTTCAAAATCCTCTAACGCTTCTTTTGACAAGTTATCATTCCAATCAAAAGGTTTTGCAGTTATATCCATCAGTTCAAGTCCTCCTCTCTGACCGTCTCAAATACATCAGGCGCACAATCCGCGCAAACGTGGTCACCTGTCTTCGGGTCAACATAAGCCATCTCAACCTCTCCGTGACAGTAATCGCAAATAAGTGCCTTATACTTCTGGTATTTCCGGCCACAATGGTGGCACTCCGCGCATCCGTTGCATAAACTCCGTGATTCAATCATGGTCCTCACTCCTTTCCGGGAAGCGGCATTTTGTCACCGCTATTGGAAACTCCTCGATTTCACTCGCCCATATTGGCTCACATCCGGCTCTGCTATAAACCAACGGAAAGCCGCCTATCCCATCAAACAAGCTCGCCATTGTTGGATGATCCGTATCAAGATGCGATACCATCCTTTTAGCCATCCACTCCCAAAACGGAAGAGCGATTGAATTTCCGAGAGCCTTATATCGTGGGCTGTCTGATTCTCCTTTGTGGAGCTTTCCCTTGCTGTCCGTCCAATCGCCAATATCTGTCCAGCCGTCAGGATAGCCTTGCAATCTTTCACACTCTAACGGTGTTAATCTTCTTACTACTGCTTCCATATCGTCCTCCATAACTAACGGAACATTGCCCCCCCCTGTGCCCATTCGACTGCTTAAGGTTTGACATATTCCGTCATCACAAATTTTCAACCTACTGTCTGCGGGATGATTCTCCAATATTTTGTATGATGCACTTCCCTTCATCGACATATTGACTACCTACTCCTTTGTAATCTCTTGCACATAGGGCGCCGACTGTTTCGTTAATACCCCCCCCGGACCTTTAGCAACAAGAGTCTGCGCTTTTTCTTCTGTCACGCTGAAATCATATTGTGCGTTCTGCCCTTGATTGAATGAAGCTCTGTCCAGCCCGTAACAAACAACCTGCGGGGCTTTGTAATCTGTTGCGACCAAAGTATCCGCTTTGCCATTGTTACGGGCATTTAGAAAAAATCCCGCTTTACTTGCTGTAATCGGTTCTGCCCCCCCCTCTATGCTTTCATAACAGACCACAGAACCGCCTTGATCGTTAAGACAATACTGCTTGATTGTTGATGGTTGACAAGGCTCCTGTTCGCTCATGCTGTATGAGGATTCCCTTGCCCCCTCCATCGCATCCGGCTCGCTCTTGAAAGCTGATTGTCTCTTCAATGTCTCCTCTAACAGTTCTGGGAGCTTCTTGCCCCTCTTCTCGGCTCTCCTCAATATCCCCGCACAAGCTCTCGCGCTCAAAGAGTATTTCGGGAGCGGATTCACCTCCAAAATCTGCGACAAGAGCGATACGTTTTCTACGCTGGGGCACTCCCCAAAACTGTGCATCGTGTACTCTCCAAGCAATGCTCCACCCATCACCCATGATGCAGCCGCTTGAACTCCACTTACCCCCCGTAGGTCGAGGAATAATGGCATCTTCACAGACGACTTTTGCGGTTTCTTCGAGGACGGCTCGGAAGTCTTCGCCTTTGTTTGAGCTAAAGGCTCCCGGCACGTTCTCCCAGACCATATATCTGGGCCGAAGCAATCGGCTATCGACATCTGACCCTTTAATTGCTCTATCATGTTCTCTCATCTCCTTAATGATTCTTATCTGATCCATGAACAGTCCTGATCGCTCGCCAGCTAATCCCGCACGTTTTCCGGCTACGCTTAAATCTTGGCAAGGACTACCACCACAAATCACATCCACTATCGGCACATCTGCCCCGTTTAACCTCGTGATATCGCCTAAATGTTTCATCAGCCCTCCTTCGAGGACGGTATCTCAAATCCGTCCTCACCTTTCGCCCTTCCGTACTCGTCAACATGGCCGAGACATACCGCCTCTGAACTCAATATCTCACTATCGCCCGCCTTGTTCGTGAAGAAGAAGTCAACGCTTCCTCGTCCGAAGTATTTGGGCTCATAATCATCTGGTGCATAAACTGTTGCGATATATTTTTTCATTCGTCTTTGCCCTCCTTTTCTATGGTCACTTCATCATCGCAATCGAGCCCATCCTCGTCACTTTTCTCGCAACTCGGAGTATAACTGCCATATATGCCACCTAACAGACTGCTACAAGCATCAACAATAGCGTCCATTATTCCTCTATTTGCTCTCAATTCTTCTTCTGTGCACTCAATATAAAAAATCTTCATTCCTCCAAATCCTCCTCCGTAACTCTGTAAAAATGCGACCGCCCATCACTAACCCTTTTAGCTATCGAGACCTTATTCTTGCCCGTAATCTCTGCCAACTCTGCGACTGAATCAGCTACCGCAACCGGCAGCTCATATTTGTCGTAGGTGGTCGCAACGTATATGTATTTAGGTTTCCTCATTTAACACTTGCTCCAACTCCATTTGCTTATCATCTTCCGTCAAAAACGGGATATCATCTTCGAACTCGTTAGCTGTCCGTGTAGTATTGCCTTCCCATCCGTACCGCTTCGGCCTGTCCATCATGCCCGCGATCCTTCGACTGCCCTTCTGGTAACGCATCAGGATTCCGTCAACATCCACTCCATCAGCCGTTATCTCTTTGCCTGTTAAGTCGCCCGTGAGCCTGTTTTTTGATACCTTTAAGGCTCGCAGATTGTTCGGGACTTCCTTCGGCTCTTCGCCCTTCTTGGCTCTCGGTGGCGGGATTCTGTCATAGCTCATGATAATGTCGGCTCTGTTGGTTATCTCCGATGCTCCGCTGACCTCATCATTTGTGAAGCCCGTTCCCGGAAGCCTCTTTCTCGGATGCGCTATCAGCATGACAACGACTTGATATTTCATCGCTATGTCTTTGAGCATTGAGACGAATAAGTTTTGCTGCTGGTTCAGCGTGTCGCCCGATATCGTTTCCGTGCACATTGCCGTCATAAGGTTGTCGATCATGATGAATTGCACCCCTTTGAGCTTCACACATTGCTCGATAGCCTTAACAACGCTCAAATGGTCATTTTCGTCTTTATAACTGCGGTCATAGACAAACATCCGTCCGCGATACCAATCATTGAGCTTTGCAAGCATGGCCTCGTCTTGTTTCTCCATCCCAGAGGCTTGCATATCCATAATCATTCTCACCATCTCTGGAGATAACTCGCCCGAGTAGATCATGCTGCCTATCCCGTTGTCATTCATATTGACGACTATCTGCGATGCAAAAGTGCTCTTGCCGTTTCCGCGTTCGCCCGAGAGGATAACCAGATCGCCCGCCTTAAAGCCTCCGTGAAGTACATGGTCAAGCTCTGCTATCCCTGTCGGGAAGTTGGTCATCGAGTCCAGATCAATGTGTCCGATCTCGTCCATTGAGCGGATCGCCTTCGCTGTGATAGCTTCCGCGTTCTCAACTGCATCTATCAGAGCTTGAGGACCTATCTTCCGCAAGATGTCGTTCGCATCCTTTAAGCCGTGATAGTCTTCCGTTCGAACAATCTTTCCGACTCCGTTAAACCTGTTCACCAGATCGGACAGCGTAACGTGACCGTGTTCACAATCTCCAAAGACAACCAACTCATCGAAGCTCTGCAGGAAGTCCCAGCAAAACGGAATCCATGTGTAGCCATTCATCCCGAGCGGAACTGATACCGCGTTTTTTATCCCTGCCGTTGCAAGGCTTAAGCTGTCAATCTGCCCTTCCGTGATAACAAGTCTATGATGGTCATTAGGATCGCATTGCTCCATTCCGTAGAGAATCGGCTTCCTATTCCGTTCACACCACTCTTTGCCTCCGTCCCGTTCCTTGTCATAGTCCGTGTGTCTATACTTCACAAACCACGGCTGCTTATTCTCATCAAAGAACGTGAAGCACAAGATCGCTCTTCCGTCTTCCGTCATCTTGCTTGTGACCTGATACCGATCAACAACCTCTTTGCTGATCCCTCTTTCATTGCAGAGATATTGATAAGCCGGATCATTCGGGATAATGTGCTTTTTCTTAAACGGGATATAATGGCTTGCATATTCCGTCCGATAATACTCGTCAGCATCCTTGCCGAGACTGAAGCTAAAATCTCTTGCCAGCGTGAGCATATTGCCCTTTACATTGCAGCCGCTCCTTTTGCAGTTAAACAATCCCGTCCGAAGATTGATAGCAAATGTGTTCTTATCGTTCTTACTCCCTCCGTGACAGTACGGGCACTCCTTAAACACCAACTCGGGTCCACGCTTAACCGCTCTCATCCCCAAGTCCCTGGAGAACCGTTCTGCATCTTCAGGCTTAAACTCATAAATCCCCATCTGCTAATACTCCCTTAACCGTCTTCTTCAAATTGGGCTCTAAACTCATCCCACTCTTTGTTTCTTTGTTCGACCGATTCGAATGGAGCCTCGTGAGAGGCGATCCATTCGAAGAAGGTCGGCATTTCTTTTTTATTTATTTTTTCTTTTTCTTTGTTCTTTCTTTTATTGTTATATTGTGGCCCTTTGGTGGTCCCTTTGGTGGTCCCTGACTTTTCGTTTTGCTGGTCCCTCTGCTGGCCCTTTGAAGGTCCCTTACTTTGATACTGATCGTACGCAACCACAGTAATGACGGTATATCGAGCTAGTCCCTCTGTGGTGATTTCGTGGGTCCCTCTCAATTTGTTTAGCGAGCCCTTTACCTGCTTAATTGAGAGCCCCGTTTTCAGAGCGAGCGATTTCATTGAGGTTGCGAGCTGTCCTCTCTTAATAAGACGGCCCTCAAAGTACCCATCTTTCCAATTTGCCATAATTAAAAGATGGATAAATAAGCAAAACGTTGTCGGATCGGAATACCATCCCCAGCTTTTAATCTTCCGGGCGATCACAATAAATCCTCCGTTATTGTTCTCCATGCTCCAACCTTTCTTTTAGTTCCCGATATAGAATCTTTGCTATCAGCCAGCCGCTCGTCTCTTCCTTGCACATAATGAGCCTCATGTCATACCGCGCCATAAATGTAGTGACGGAAGCCTCGAATGCTTGCGGGAGGAACTTCGACCGATAATGGTGAGCCCGAAGAGCTTCCCACGAAGCATTTTCAACAAGGAGATAAATCCTGGCTCCGTGTTCTGCTGCCCTTTGAAACTCTGCCTCGAATCGTTTCCGATCATGCGTAAAGCATCCGGCAAGCTCGTCAAGGTTCATCTTCCGCTCAACCACTACCGTTGGAGATATCCTCTCGGCCTCGTTATAGACCCATACCCCGTCTAACTGATAATTGACGGAATAATCTCCATAATCGAGGGTAGCCCGCCTAAATGGGCAGCCGAAAGTCTTGTATCTTTTCTCTGCCCTTGCGGTCTGCTGTTCCCTCTTATCCACAAGGATTGTGACGGAGTCGAGGGCTGATAGAATCCGTTGAGTCTCTTCAGAACGGGATTTCATCGCTTACACCTTCAGGAACATTGACGAAGTCATCATTTCCGGCTGAAGCCTTCGGAGCTGATCCGTTGAGATATTTAGCTTTTCCGGGCTTAACCTTGCCGACCTGATCCAGAGCGATGATTGAGTGCGGAACAACTGCCATCCCTGTTTTGCCGTTCATTTCCCACTCTTTCTCGTGGTAGTTGATACCGCAGACTTTTCCGACAAGTTTGTTCTCGTCCCAGTCCCATACATAACCGGGATTAGATGCTTCGATGTTGGTCATGGCTGTCTTAAATGCACGGAGAGTCCAGCCATCGCGCTCGCTTCCGTCTTCCTTCGGCACCCAAAGAGTGATAGTTCCGCGCCACTTCTTGTCATCGCTTGTGTTGTTGTCATAGTCCTGCTGATAGAATCCCTTAAACTCTCCGTCAGTAAGGTCAAAACGTAACTTAATCATGTCGGAGTTGCCTTCCTTTGTTGCGGCCTCAAACTTGACCCCGAGAATCTTTGCCGCATAGCTCCCGAGCGGGAGTGTTTTTCTCTCTGAATAGGTTTTTGCTTCGTTATATCCTTTAAGTGCTTTCATTATTCTTCCTCCTTGGTTGTTGTTGATATTTCGTAATAGCTTCTGATCGCGTCATCGACCGCTTTCAGATCGTTGGGAAGCTCAATCGAATCAAACATCCCTTCAGGACTCTTTGCTGTGCTGATCCCGTCACCCTGCGTGTAAAACTTCATATCCTTGCAGTAGAGCACCACATCGAAACAGCCCTCGACTGTGAGCTTGTCATCCAGCATCTTGCCGACCGTCTTAACCTTCTCCCGTCCGTCATCCCCACACTCGGAGTGATGCAGAAAATAGACAATCTTTTCGTCATCCTCCAAGTCGTTGATGTGATGGATGAGGTTACGGAAGTTTAAGGCGATGTCTGTAAACTTCTGATAGCCCGTTTCCTTTGCTCTGTCGAAAAACTCATCAGCGAGAAGATACTGCGAGTCATCTATCACGATGGCCTTGCATTTTGCCTTTTTGATGACCTGCTCGATGTAGCTGTATCTTGCAGTCGATAACTGTGCGCTTGTCTTGATATCCTCGCTGTTTTCAAACTTCGGGATTTTGATAACCTTAAGATTTGATTTGAACGGAAGCCGCCCCTTCTCAACTGATATGATCCCGACTTCTTCCGGGCTAAAATTCTTGAGCGAGTACGTTTTACCGCTTCCGCTCTTTCCAATGATTAAAACAGGTAAACTCATTTGTTCTCTCCTTTCCTTAAAAACTCCTCGATTTTCTCCACTTCCAGCCCCATGTCATCAGCGATATCCTGTGCGCTCCATCCGGCTCGCCTTAATGCCTTAACCTTGCCTGTATCAAGGTCAAAATCAGCCATGATTACATAGGGCTTTGCACCACCCGAGCCAACGGAACGTGTCCAGCGGAGTATTTGAGCATAGGTCGCTGTTTTGCCCTCTCTCTTGTATTCTTCGTACCCTTCCGGCACCATGCCCTTTCTCTCAAATAGAGCATCCAGCTTCTCATAGTTGGGCTTCACTTCCGTGTCATGATGCCATATCTTGTCCCCTCGTCCTGCCATTAGCCAAACCTCCTTCGAACTGCTCGCATCTGTGTGAGTGCATTTCCAATCGTCACGCATGATGCTGTAATGAACGCAATCCCAAGAGCTAACAGCCAATAATCGCCATACGGGCTCATGACCGTGCAGAAAACACCAAACGCGAACGCGACCTCGCACCAATGGCAGCAGGTCGATAAGTGTCTTATCTCTTTGCGGAGCTTTGCTTCCTTCTCCTGCGCTGTCCATATACGGATATAAGCCGCGTTATGATCCTTCATAAATCCGTAGTCTGCCATAACTTCTCCATCTCCTTTTTCTTCTTTGATATTCCGCTGAAGCAATGGTCGCCCTCTTTGAATAACGGTTCACCGCTTCCGTAACCTCGCCCAAAATAGATGATTTCCCTGTTGGTCCGTGCAGTCAGCTCATAAATCGCATTGCCATAGCATCGGAGCGGTATGTTTCCATTCTTTGCGAGTTTTGCCGCCTTTTTCCGTGTCGCGTACTGACCCGGCTGATTGATGACCTCCATGACGGTATTTGGGAACCACGGAGAGTCGACTCGATTCAAGATTGAATCTGCGACATATCTCTGACCGTCATCGCTCTGGTTGCCTGCTTCACATTGAATGATTGCGGCTATCATCGTGACCTCTTCCTCCGTGTAGGGATAGAAGAGCGGAGCCTCGACTGTATTGACGGAAACCACATACGGCCCGCTGTCGATGATGTCTAACGATACAGAGCACTCACTAACTGCATCCACTCGCTGTCCGTCAGCTCCAGCAATTCCGAGAGCGCACGCACCTGCGATGGCACCCATGAGGACGGATTGCAGAGCTTTGCGCTCAACTGCTGCCTTGACCATCCCAAAGCGTGAGCGAGGTCTTGCTGACTTTCGTAGCCTCCTGATCTTGCGAGGCTCATGATTGTGTCTTTCCACATCCATGCCTCCTGATCTTTTCAAACCTCTGACGGAGCTCCTGTCTTCTTTCATCCGAGATGTTGTACTTTCTCTTTGGTGAAATTCCTATACAATTTATTGATGCGTGAGCGCAAATCGAGCCGTCTTCGTTCTCGGCTATTATTTCTACCTCTGACGGATTTTCTTCCGAAATTGCCCTTAATTTCCTAATAAAACTCTTATGGTATGTCGTGATCGTGACACGCTCATCGCCCTCAATCCATTCGATGCAGTTCTCTCGCATCTTGCCTCCTTTCACTCTACGTTTTGTTGATTACTGGCGTAAAAAATAACATCGTCAATCGTCACACCCAGAGCATCAATCACTTCAAAAGCCCTTTTGATTGACATATTTTCAGGATGCTCTTCCCAGTTGATGATCGTATTAACGTGAACACCTACGCGGTCTGCCAGCTCTTGCTGTGACATTTCCTTTAGTCTTCGCCACTCTCTAAAAGTATGTTTCATTGCTTCCCTCCTTTCTTTTAGATTTCGCCCTACAACTGTATATTATACAATATATTATAGTTTGTCAATAACAATTTGAGTTATTTCGATAAATAAGTGTAAATAGTGAAAGCGTGAGATTTTATAGACATGAATAAAAAGCAATAAAAAAATGCCCCCGCCAACTCCGAAGAGTCAACGGGAGCAAATCGAGGGGTATAGCTCCGAGCTGAAAAAGGGCAGAGAGCTCAAAGCTTCGCTGTGTATTTGAGGGATATCCACATATTGGCTGATTTGTTTATTCTCCCCCAATTATTACGGACTTCAAAGATATTAACTATTGTATTCTGACGGAGACATCCGACCTTGCCGTATTTAGTCGAAGCTCCGGCACGCACCCAGAGGGCTGAAGCTGTCACTCTGGCCTTGTAGGCAGCAGACTCTATCGGCTTGACGGGCTTCGGGGTCTGCGTCACTCCGTCAACGTATTTCGGAGTGATAAAACCACGGATGTTTTTGCTGTTGTATTTGAGCTTACGGATGCCGACTCTCTCAGCCTTGTTACCTTCAACGATGGTCATGATCGAGCCGTCTGTATCGACCACAAGCCCCACATGGTCAGGCCAGCCCGTGCAGTCGCCTTTTCCCGAGTCGCCCCAATCATACATGATGATATCGCCCGGTTGAGCCACAAAAGCATCATTCTCGACCCATATCCCCATTTTCTTGGCTTTTTCGAGCATCTTTCCGCATGACACATCTATCGGAATAATGTCTGCCATGTTGTTGACCAGCGCACACGTTGAGACTGTGCAAGCGCACCAAGCATCCGTGTACTTCATTTTGTATGACCCAGCCGGACGGAGCTTGTTATACGTATCGATTATGACCTTAAAACTGCCGTCCTTTTCATTGAGTCCGACAAGGCTGTTCATGGTATCAATCATAGCTTTGCGTGTTTTAGGCATAGGCTTAACCCTCTATATGGTTTTGATCGCTGAATGATTCGGAAGTCTTTTTGATGGACTTGAGATACTGCGCTGTGGAAATCTCCAACGCTGTTCCAAGGAGTGTAGCAAGTAGAACAATGGTCTGATTGACCTCGTTGCCATACGGAAAGCCCCATATCTTACAGAGTCCGAGATAGCATACCCCAAGAGCGGGCATGAAGCGTTGAATCTTGCTTAAAATATCATACATTTTGTTGCTCATAAGAATGAATCCTCCTTTTCACATTTTTTGTAACACTCTTTTATGTGTTCTATGCTCATGACTGTCTTGTTGTTCGGAAAATTCGGATGCTCTCGGCAGTACCGCTCGTATATGTCGATATCGGAGAGAATTTCATCAAAATATTCCTTGCTGTGCATAACGTGATTAAGTAATTCGTCATTAAATCGGAGTATTCTTCGCCTTGCTTCAAGAGCAGACCGCTCTTCTGATTGCGAGATGTGCTCCGTCAATTCCTTTGACAGCTCGTCAACCTTCTCGATGATTTCAGCAGAACGGGATTTCTTCTCACTCCGCCAAGTCCAAAAGCCCTGACTTGAGAAGATGGCGGTGAATACTCCGATAATTGACAAAATGATTGTTGTGATGTTATCCATGATATGCCTTCAGAAAAACAAGGGCCGGAAGCCAACGCTGGATCTTGTTAAGAATATCATATACCTTATTGCTCATTTTATCATCCCCTTTCTTTTACTTAAAAATCTTTACTTGAAAAGATTATGGTTGTGATATCCATGCGGTCGCTATCCTATAACAATATTTGACATGATTGGCTTTCTTAATTATTTAAATATTATCGTATAAGCATTTATAGTCCCTGTGTTACCAGATATTGCTACTGTACCGCCCGTATTTGTTGCACTTATATACAATCCATTATGTACTATATAATTAAATTTAACTCTTGACGTATCGGAATCACGATATAAAAAAGCTAAAAGATAATTGTCAGCGTTACCCTTGTCACAAGCCAATCCCAATCCCACACAGCCTCTTTGAATACTAAAATAGTCCTTATAGTAAACACACCCGCCTCTTGCTATAGCATCTGCGGTTATTTGAGCCATATATTTCATCGTGTTTTGGTCAATTATGTCGGCATAAGTCTTCACACCACCCGATTTTACCGGGTTGTTGCTGCTTGCCGTAGGTGTATCATCAAAAGTAAGCGTGTCCTGCTTGCCTGCAAGTGCTGTATCCACATCAGCACTTTTAGCCATATCAGCCAATATATTACCGTGTCCATCTTTAACTTCCCCTGTGGCTTCAAAATCACCTGCTTCCATAAACTGCTTAACCATTGCAGGTGTAGCAACCTTGGTGCCATCCGGCTGTTCTACTACAAAAAGATCCTGTGAGCCGTTCCAGCTTGCGACTGTATCATAATTGTCTGTACTTATTCTTGGCATTTTTCATTCTCCTTTATAGGTCATATATTATTTGCTTGCCTGCTGGTAAGTGAATATTGCCGTTCCAATCTACTGCAAAAATTGTTTTGCTTTGACTGCTCGTGCCATTTCCGATGATAAAAGCATAATTACCACCATCAAAAACATTGTAACGACCAATTACAAACTGCTCGGAACCCAACGCAAGTGTCCCCTTGCCTGAAGCGTGTGAATTAACACCCGAAGCTGTTGTATCACTACCTTCTGCGTGTGAATTGTCACCCGAAGCCGTTGTATCAGAGCCTTCAGCGTGCGAAGACTTCCCCGAAGCTGTTGTACCGCCACCTTCAGCGTGTGCTCTAATCTCTGAAGCCGTTGTACTTGCCCCTTCAGCGTGTGTGTAATTGGCTGATGCGGTTGCATTGTAGCCCTCTGCGTGTGAGTAATGTCCCGAAGCAGTTGTGCCAGCACCTTCGGCATGACTAACATATCCCGATGCAGTAGTATCATAGCCCTCTGCCACGCTGTCGTTTCCAATCACGGTATTGGCTTTTCTGTGACCTAAATCATAAAAAGGTGCATAAGCTGTACCGCTTGCGGAAGCTCCCTCACCATATCCAAGACTCGCCAATAACGAGCCATCATAAGCCCATATACTCAAGCCATCCGCGCTGAAGCTTCCTATCCTTACATCATTCTTGACGATATCAAAGCTGTCATTATCTATATGGCTATGCGTATCGGATTCTTCACCATTTATCGTGGCATATATGTCCACACCTTCAGCCGTCTGCCTCATGACACTTGATAAGCTCTGGATACTACTTGTGCCCTGATTAACGTATGTTTCGCTGACTTCTTGCAATATCTCACGGCTCTTAACTTCCACCCTTGCATAAGCATCTGTGATACTTCCGAGCTTTGCGATAAGTGTTTCATCATTACTATCGAGTATGTTCTGTCCGTCAGAATCAACAATAAATCCAACGGTTGAGCCTTCGCCCACCTCCAACAGTATGGCATTCTCCAAGATATTCAAGTTTGCGTAAGAACTTAATACATGAGGATTAGTCCAACTGATAAGCCCTTGAACGGTTCTACTCCGCACGGAATAGTATAACTGTTCATCGTTCTCTGGATTCCACTCGGGCTCTTCTTCGCTCCAACCTTCGTGGTCATCTTCTGTCGGCTGGTCGGGAGTGCCGTTAGAGAGCTTGTAATACGTTATCATGCTCGTGATTGCGGGTCTTGTCCTCTGCTCCGTCACCTGTGCAACTTCTTCAGCTTGAACCGCAACAACCCTCGCACCTGTCGCAACTCCGAGAGCATTATTCGCCACTCTGTCATCAGTCGGTGGTGCCGTTCCGTTGCCGATCAAGAACGCTTGACCACCTACCAAACGGACTTTGACTTTGTCGCCCTTCACGGCATTTATGGTCAGCTCTGCGGGAGTCTCTTCGACTCCACCGTCAATATGAACCCATGCCACACCATCCTCGACACGGACGACTTCTGCCGTTGTGTCGTATGGCTTCGGGCCTTTATCCTTATTGTTTAAGACTTTTAGGAACTCTTTTTCAGTAACCATATACAGTCTCCTCTGTGTCACATCCGTAGCCGAGTTCTATTGTTTGGCTCTTTATGCGGAACTCTCCGTCAATCATCGCCTTTGGATAATTAATCCCCACAATATCGCCCGGTCTCAAATCCGGCATAAATCGCCTCGTGTAAGTTATCTCCCTTGCTGGCCTCTGAAGCTCTTTGAGTCTCTGCTGTGCATAAGCCGCCAAAGGAGCAGAGCTTGATAGCTGTGCAGCCTCTTCCGCCCAAATCTCGCGCCCTCTGCTTACTGTTGACAGCGGGCTCTCTGGATCGTCATCACGAGCAATAGCCGCAAAGCTCTCATAAGTAACTCGGAGCACATTCGGGCAGCTATACCAATCACGAGTATCTTTGATGCTCGGCTGAATGACATCATAGTCATTGTTGAATTTAATCACGGGCTCTGTCGGGAACGGCTCAACGTGTATCTTGCCCCGTCCGTCAATCCGTATCTGCCAGCCAATCGCATCAGCAACCTTGTGAGCCATTGAGAGATAAGTCTCGCCCGATTCCGCAACAATCGCACCTGTGAGCGTTCCGCCACCTTCAAAGGTCTCAACATCCGCACCGCTTATCTCGAGCAGATCAGCGATGATAGATGCACCGTTTCCGTCCTTTGGAGCAAACCAACCACGCGGGAGCATCCTGTCGGCACACGGAGTAAGCACCGAGAAGCAATCCACGGAAAAGCTCGGATTATACCCTTGCAAGCTCCGTGTAGGGCTTGAAGTTAAACCCGTAAACAATGGCACTCTTTCGGCTGATTCGCCCTGTTTTGCGACTAAATATAGTCTAATCCAACGCTCGCCAAGCTCTGCGGTTGTTTCAACGCTTGCGGATTCAATGAGGGCTGATTCGATATCACGGTCAATCTTTCCGCCCGTGATAGGTATCTCGCCCTCATCTTCCCAAGTCTGCGGATTAACCTGCATCATGATATAAGATGCGCTAAAACCTTTAGACCAATCCATTTAATCAATCCTCGTTTCTGTCGTTCCACTCTGCGAGTGTCATCGCTTCAAACTCCTGCGGGTCTACCCTTTGAGCCTTTATGTCGAAGCTGACAAGCTGACTTCCGTACTCTGCCGACTCGCTTACCTGCAAATCTGCATCGTATGAGCTTCCGTCTGGAGTTCTTACGTGGCATATCTGCGGATTAACTGCAAGCTCTCTCATGCGCTCGATAAGGTCATCATCAGCCTTGATCGTGACCGTTGAAAGGCTTGCATCTCTTGTGACGGCCTTGTTCCAATCGCCCTGCACGGAGCCGTTAAGATATACCGTGCGCTTGAAGTCCTTCGCCCAGCTATTTGAAACGGTCAAGTTATACGGCAGAGCTATGCTCTCGCCCCCGTCAAAATCAATCATCATGTCATCGATGACAAGTCCGTGAGGCTTATCTATCCAAGCGGGCTGTACATCCGTCAGATAGTCGCCATTTGCGGTCACATCTACGACCCTATATCCGCCTTTTGATGCGGGGAACGGGTCAACGTATGTCTCACCGAACTCACCGACCATGATAAGCTCGGGCTTGTCCTTTGACAGTCTGTAAATATAAGCCATATCACCCGCAACGTAAGAAGCCGGAGCGATAGGAGTTATCTTCACGGCCTTATCAGCCTCAAGCACCTCAAGCGTGACATCAGGGATTTCTGCTTGATGATCCCATGCCACCTTGAAAAGCTCCGTGCTGACTACCTTCTGACCGAACCTATCATATACAACGCACTCAAGAAGATAATAAGCTCCGTCATCAAGCCGCCCGACCAAGTCATTAACATCTATGTCAAAGTTGCTGACATTTCCGTTAAATGCTCTGGTGAAGATGGTCTCTCCGTCAAAGCCATCAGCAGTCTTGCCGTCTGGTCTGACAACCTTGTTAGTGCCGTATCTGCGGACAGAAATCATCGTCTGCCCGCCTGTTCCGGCACCGCTCACGGAAACTGTGAGAGGCATTTCTGTCAGCTCGCCATTGTCCAAGCTATCCGTAACTGTGATTGACGGCATAGCCGCAACCACAAACGGAGCCGCACCGCTCAAAGCTGATTCCTTGCCGCTCTCGCTTGTCACCTTAACTGTGACGGAGTGACTTGTATTTGTCGCCCAGTTTGCCGTGATATTGACCGATGTAGCTGCGCCGTTCACAAATACATAAGGCTGTCCGTCAACGTAAACCTCTGCACACTTCTGAAGCGTATCGTCTGTGCTGACATAAGCCCAATAAACTGTAAGAATATCGCCCCTCTTGACCACATTCGAGGACAGAGCCACCGAAGGAGCCAAGGGAGCACTTGTCAGATTCAAGCTGATAAGGTCTGACCACGGTCCGAGCACTTCTCCGTCATTCCCAGAAGCAGCCTTGAACAAACGCACCTTGAAATACCAAGTCTTGCCAAGCTCCAAGTCATTCACGAGCCACTTTGTCGCCTTTGTCTCGATCCTAAACTCGCTCGGCTGTTTTGTGCTCATCCAAGCGTTAGGATCGTCAGCCCATGATATGATCGCTCCTGTTGCCGTAGCCCAATCCCATGCCCAAGTAAGCTCGACCGCTCCATTTTTGAGTGAAGCACTTGCGCTTGTAGGCTCCTGAACCTCGGGATCTTTGGTCTGACTTCCGCTGATCGTTGGAGCTTTTGGAGTGCTGACATCTTCCGTCTGCCAAACTGTCTGTGATTTCATTGTCGGACGGGACGGATCACCATAATATGTAAATATTCCGAAAGTCGCCTGTGTGACATTTGCACCAAAGGAATAAGAAGCCGTGAGGCTCGTTGTTCCGTTGGATGCAAGTATCTTGTTATCAGCAAAGACAAGCGCAACCTTCGTCCCTGGAACTGCTGAACCATTGGAAAACGTTGCCGTGACTGTCTTTGTGCTTGTGTTCCATTGACAATCTGAAAATGTCGGAGCTTTAAGCTGTCCAAATCCTGCAAGTATCGGAGTGCTTGTCGCAGTCGCACCGCTTAACGAGTGAGCAACCGCACGGAGCCATATAGCCTTATCTTCTCCAACTGCGGGGACTGTCATTGATACGTTTGCGCTCGTTGTTCCGGGGATTGTCTTTCCTGTGGTGAATGATGCACCAGCGGGCAAGCTCATGCCGCTCGCGGGAGTTGTCACGCAATACTGTAAGTCGAAGCTCGTGACCTCTGAATTGACATACGCGCCACCGTTTGAGTATGACAGCAAGCATGAGGCCGTGGTGCCGGAATACTTCGCATTTGTAAGAACTGGAGTATTCGGAGCCGCACACTTTGCGGAATTGTAAACCCAATCACCTGCTCCAGCGGGTCCGCGTGTCCTGATGCGAACCCATCTGCGATTAGTGGTATCTGAATATGATACGGAGTCATTGTTTGAGCCTGTCGTAACGTTTGCCGCGCTCCAATTAACCTTATCTGCTGATGTAGCCGCATCATTTACACTCTGCACCTCAACATCCGTGAAGATTCCTGCAAATCCTGTTGTCGGATTGCTTATCTGCCATGAGAACGTGCGACCGCTTACGTTTAAGCGATAACCGCTTGAAGGAGTCAGAGCAACCTCATAATCAGCCCAAGCCTTTTCTCCGTAATGCACACGAAACCAAATAGCATTTAACAGCTTTGTCGTGTTCGGATAATACTGTGAAAAGTCGAGCGTGATTGAATAGCTTGTAGTCCCTTTTGTCGGAGCCGTGTACTTCGTCACCGCTGTATAAGCCCCGTCAACCTTCAGCTTCCACTCAATCTTTGCCTGATGCTTTGACGGAGTTACATCCGGGCCCCATACCCAGCTTAATGTAACTATGTTATTGGCGCGGTTTATTGATAACCCGCTCATTTTATAGTCAGCCATGGAGCATCCTTTCCTGTCTGTTCAATGTTCTGATGAAGCCCTGTGTCCACAATTCAGGATCAGAAGCTCCATTAACTGTGATATTGTTATTGATTCCAGAATAACCGCCATACGCTCCGGCATAAGCGAGCTGACCTGCGGGAGTTCCGACTGTGCCATAAACTGCTGTATTAACGCCCGTCATGGCTGATACTACGGTCTGCTTATATCCGCTTATCCCGCGTGCAAAACCCTTGTCCACCATCTCGCCCGCATATGTCATCAATTTGGACGGAGAAGCAATTCCGAAGAATTTTTTAACGGAATCCCACGCTTCTTTGCATACTTCTGTTATGGCCTTGAGCAAAGTGTCTTTTGCCTTGAGGATGCCGTTCTTTATTCCGTCAAGGATATTCTTGCCGATGCCTTTCCAATCCATGAGGATTATCTTGTCAAATATGCCCTTATAGATTTTCGGGACAGCCATGACTATTCTTGGGATAGCCCTTATCAAACCATCATAAAGAGCTCCAATCATGATGATACCTGTCTCGATGATCTGCGGAAGATTTTCCGTGACAGCATCGACAAGGCTATCGACAAGCTGGAGATAAGCATCCACGAGCTGATTTATGGCTTCAGGACTTGTCAGACCCTCGACCAACGCTAATACAATCTGTACAGCCGTTTCGATAATCATCGGCAAGTTTTCGATGATGAAGACTTCAAGCTGACTTATGAGAGCAATCGCACCTGTGACCAATTCAACCGCATTGGATGCGATATTCTCTGCCAGAGACTTCACAAGCTCAAGAGCAGCCGTCAGAAGCTTCGGAGCATTATCTACTATCATCTGGCCAACCTTAAGCACCAAATCCACAAGAGCGGGTAAGAGCTTCGGGATGGCCTTTGTGATACCTTCCGCAAGCATCGTCACAAGCTCGATAGCCGTGCTCAATAACTGCGGGATGATATCCGTTATCTTATCAATCAATATCTCGCCAATCTTGCCAACTGATGCAAGTATGGTCGGGAGCGCATCCATAACCGAATTGATGAGTGTAGTCGCTGAATCGATCAGCACCGGCACCAATGACTCAATAAGAGGCGGGATATGCTCCGCAATTAACGGAGCCGCTTGTTCGATAAAGTCGCCCGCAACCTTAAAAATAGACTCAATCTGTGGCACGACATTAGCGAGCAATCCCCCGCCATTCTCGCCACCAAACAGAGCCGTCTGAAGCCCGCTCATAGCTTCACGTAAATCACCACCGCCACCGATAGCCGTCAGAACGTTCTGCCATGCCGCCTTGGTAGCATCAGCAGAGCCGGAGATTGTAAACATCGCTTCTTTGGCTGTGGTGCCTGTGATGCCCATTTCAGACTGTATTGCATGAATAGCATCATAAACATTAGCCAGATTATTGATGTCGTACTTTTGCCCGGTCAGCTTCTCCGCATCCGCAAGAAGTCGCTCCATCTCCGACTTCGTTCCGCCATAACCGAGCTTCAAGTTATCCAGCATTGTATAATTCTGCTTTGCGAAGCCGTTGTAAGCGTTCTGGATGGCCTCCATCGATGTTCCCATCTTCGCGGAGTTGTCAGCCATGTCCTGCACGGCAAGATCAGCCGCTTTGGCTGCCTCCATGTTCGAAGATGTTGATTGCTTCAGAGAAGCCGCAAAACTCGATACGGTCTCCATGTAATCATTGACATTGAGCCCCGCAGTTTTCCAAGCGTTTGAGGCGTTTTGCATGACAAAATCCTGCGTGTCCTGCAATTCCATATACTTATCGATAACGCCTTTGGTGGACTCTCCTGCCGCCTTTGCCGCCTCGACCATGTCCATCATGGACTGCCCGCCAGTACCGAACAGAGTCTCAATACCGCCCGTAAGCTGCTGATAATTTGCAAACGAGCTAAACGCCTCTTTTGCTACCGCACCGACTCCAGCCATTGCCGCGCCAAGTGATGCCGCAACGGTACCACCCACGCCCTTGAGAGCCGAGCCGATTCCAGAAGCAATAGAAGAGCCAGCTTTCTGACCAACGCCAGAGCCGTCAATCTCTTTCTGGATTCCTTCGCCTATGCCCCTTGCTGACGGAATGATTTGTACATATGCCTTCGCTAATTCAGTAGCCATCTTTTATCCTCTTTAGCATCTCTTCTCTCACGCGGTTGAACTCTTCCGCGCTTTCAAATACAATAGGCGGCTCTTCGGTCTGTTTATTCTCTTTCGTAAGAGACTCAACAACCGACTCGGGCCTGTTTCGATTCTTTTGTCCGTCCTTCGTTTCAGCCCACCACAACAACGAAAGCTTGTCGAGGCTTGCCGCTTGAAGTAAAAGAGATGGTCTGATTTTGTTCCCGGAAAAAAGCATCATTATGCGTGAGTCTTCCCGCAGTCCTGCCGCCAATATAGCGATATAGGATGCGCTGAAACTCCGCATATCGTAAATATGGTATGTTTCTGCTAAATCGCAGATTAACGAGTCCTCGCTACGTTCAAGCATCGAAGCGAGGATCATCAGTTTTTTGCTTTGTTATTTTTGAATATATCCATTATGTCGGCTGTCATTCCTGAAGCCTTAACTACGCCCGTCTTCTTATCTCTGTTATGCTCCTTGAGTGCTTTTATCTGTTCCTCATCGAACAAATAAGGGAGCACGGAGACAATCTTGTTAGGACTGTCCCCGAGCTCGTTAAGCACTTCGAGAAGTTCCCAGTTGTCGAGCTTATATTCCTCTATGGAATACTCAAAGCCCGATGTTGTTTTACCCTCGATCATGTGCTAATTCTCCTTACGTGGTTGATGATGTTGATGTTGTGGTTGTGCCGGAGTTTGATACAGCTTTGATGTACTCGTAATGAGTTCCACCTGCTGCATCAGGAACGGCTGACAGCGTTGTATCATAGCCGATTGCTTCTCCGTCAGCATATGTGATATCACCAACCTCTGTCACCTTTGCAGACGGGATAACGATACGCTTAACAGCTCCGTTAAGAACCATCTCGATAACAAACGAGTGATAATCGAGGTCTTCCGCTGCGCTCTTGATTGAGATGCCGTTTGTGATGTCTCCTGTCACATTGCTGTCACCGTAAACAAGCTTAAGAGCGTTTACGTTGAGAGCTTCGATGAGTGTAAACTGGAATGTATCCTCCTTACCTGTGAACGGCTTGAGAACGGTATCACCGCCCCACGCTTTGATGGTCTCGGTCTCTCTGCTTTCAGAGTTGACAACGCCTGCATCTGAAGCATAACCAAGCTCAACAAAAGCCGAATTAAGAGCGGTAGTGCTATCTGTGGGAAGTGTAGTCCCAACGGGAGCTATAAAGATCGCCCCTGTGACTTTAGGTTTTCCCGCACTCACATTTGATGAACTGGGCATTTTTAATCCTCCTTGTAAAATGTGATGTCATAAGTCGCCCGATAACAAGGCAACTTGATTGATGTGTCTGAAGACGGCCCCGCTGTATTCAGAGCCGACTGACTTAAGTCGTTAAGATTGTCCCTTGCATGATCCATGACCGAGATAACGGAGTCATTGAGGACTGATGCCTCATATTTGCTCTTTGCATAGACTTGCAGAGATACAATCCCGTGACATAAGTTGTCCCGTTTATTCCATGATGATACTTCAAACAATACGAAGCCCGTCTGTGCGAGCTGTTCGGGATTGCTTGGCATATCCATGAAAACGGGAACGCTTAACGCGTTTGTAAGATAATTTAAGAGTGTGACTTCGATCATAATATTGCCCTCAATAGGTCGTTAGGGTCTCCATGATTAACGCTAACCGATACATTTGAACGTGTTTTGCCGTTTCGATAAACATCGATTTCAGAGTCTTTGACCTGTGCTGATATCCTCACGGCTTGCTCTTTTAACGCATCCGTGATTTCGTCAGACTTCAAAAGCTCAATCACGCCTTTACGGTTGAGTTGTATTCGGGTTTTCGCCATATCTTTCGACCTTTACCTTTTTATGCCACGCAGTAGGAACCATGTCCTCGATTCCCTCAACCACATCGCCAAATGTGCGGAACTTCTGACCGAAAAATTCGACCACCGTGTCCGTCCAAATATGCGTGTCGCCTTTAGGGATTCCGAGATTAAAAACAAGATGCCTGCCGTCAAGATTCTGTGCATTTACGATGTCATCCGTTGTAGGTTCACCGACAAGCACATTGTCAACGGGCACACGCTCAACGGTATAAACGGGCTGATTAAAAGCATCAGTCCCCGTCTGCGTCTTAACGTGTAATATGACCGTTATTCCATGGATCATGACAAGTCCTCCAATACCTGCGGCACAAGCTCCTGAATCGGTGAGTAACTGCCGATAGCATTACCGGCACCAAGGAGCTTTTTATCCATGCGATTGAGATACAGCTCGCCCGTGCTTCCTGTGGCTCCCATTGTCCAGCTCTGCGAGTAACCAAGAGCTGACATACTGCCTTGTGATGCTCCAATAGGCACATCACCACTCGAACCGATTGAACGCCTTACCATGCGACATGAGACAATGTTCTTTGCATCTGCGCTCGCATTAGCGTTATAAGCATCAATAATGATGGCAGATTCAACCAAAAGGCGACTTGCTATCTGTTCCTCACTTGCGGTGAGCGGTCTAAAACCTGCCGCCACATCTTGAACTGTTGCGTATGTTGTCTCTGCCATTTCCGTCACCTCTTCTTTGTTGCTGTCTTCTTTGTCTCAACCTTTTCAGGCTCTTCCGTCTTTGTGTCGGTGGTCTTCTTAACCCCTGCGGGCTTGAAACCCGCAAGGATATAAGCGTCCACAAGGTCGGCCGACACGTTTACGGCACCGCCCTCGCTGTTATACAGCGTCATGACTGGGGAACTGCTCCAGTAAGAAGGTTGAAGCACTCGGTATCAGCGCGGAAACCGACCTCGATCTCTGCCTTTACTGCTACCATGTTCTGCTGCCAGAGGTTGAGCTGTGTAGCAGATGTGCCAGAGCCAACTGTGAGAGTTGCTGTATCTGTAACACCAATCTCAACACCTGCAACTGTGCCATAAAGAGCCTTTGACCAGTCACCAGCAACACCAACAACTGCGGGAGTTCCAGAAGTTCCGGGAGTTCCTGCCTTATAGAGGTTCTTGTTGAAGTATGTCGGATTGCCGAGAACCTTATCAACTGCGCCTTCGCTTGCTGATGCAAGGAAGAGAGGTCTGTTGGTTGTGTCAACTGCTGTGAGCAGAAGAGCGCGGCCCTGTGCTCCAAAAGCGTAACCATTTACAACACCGCCATGAGCAGCAATATCGCTGTCAGCTGCAACGAGACCGAGATAGGTGCCGTTGTTAGCGTTGAGGATGCTCTGCTTCTGGCATGATCCGAAAGTGTCCATATTTCCGCCCGGTGCGTCTGTTGCTCCGATTACTGTTGAATCGAATACAGCAGCAAGAGCAGCGGGAAGTCTCTGGATCAGAGCGTCATAGAGCATCTTTGCATCACGAGTGAACTCTTTTGAGAATGTCTCAATAACTGCAATCTTATAAGCACTCATGAGCTTTGTTCCGGGATTTCCGTTAGATACGGGCTTTACGGCTGTCTCTGCTACCCATGCAGCAGAAGGATCACCTGTAATAACAGGGATTGTCACGCCACGACCAGGAAGGTCAATCTTGCGAGCGAGCCTCATGATAGCTGACTCTGCTGAAGTCTTCTGAAGGATTTCTGATGCCACATCTGAAGGAAGGGCCATACTGTTGGTTGTTCTGTTAATGTCTGCCATTTTCTTATCTCCTTTTTAAGAATTTGTGACTGCGGAATTAAACCAGTCTTCGAATTGATCTCTGGTCTTGCCTCCGCTTGTTTTTGTGACTTCTCCGGCATCCTTGACAGAGGGATAAGCGGAAGGTTTTGCAAATGCCAAGATAGCCTCGGCCTGTTTTTTGCAGTCCTCCTCGGTCTCGCCATTCAGAAGCCCCGCGGGAACTCCTGACTGCGAAGCAACGCTCTCACGAATGCGTCTTACCTCGTCTGCTTTGGTCATGCTGTCAATCTGCGCCTGAAGCTTGTCGGCTCTTTCCGTGGCTTTCTGAAGCTCACTCTTTGCGGCTTCTTCTGCCTCGTCAAACTTTGCAGCCTTTGCTTTCAGTACGTCATAGTCAGCATATTTGCCTTTTTCTTCTGCGAGCCTCTTTCCCACAATCGCGTTAAGCTCATCCTGTGTGAATGTTCTCGCTTCCTGCTGTGTAGCAGTTACTTCGCCCGTGTTTACGGTGGCATTTTCGCCCATGTTCTTTTCCTCCTGTTTTGAGTTGATTTATCCCTCGTTTTAGGCACGAGTTGCCATTAAAAAAGCACCCTCAAAGGATGCTCTTTAAATCTTCAATCGGTTTTTCGTCTTTCCAATACGGCACCCATGAATAAGTATTCTCATACTTTCACCGCTTTATCATCAATGTAAACATCAGCAAATATCTTCCTTGGATCATGACCAAGCATTTTGATAACCTGCGGAGCGTTCTGATTGATTAGATTCGGCTTAAATCCGTATTGCTGGAGCTTCTGCACCGCCTCAAGCAATCTATCACCAGCTCGACAAGTCCAAAGAATGACAATATGCCCTCTTTGTTGGTCTTGCCGTAGACTCTGAATCAGAGCGACATTCACTTGACCGTCATTGTAAAGCGTTCCGTCATAATCAACCGCGATTATCATACTTTTATGAGTTCGGAGTTGTCCGAGCCCTCTGTCTTCTTGTCTACTGCGTAAGCTTCTCGCCTCATGGAGTTAATTCGCTCTTCTGGCGTGCTTCCTTCCGCATTTTCGTACATCTTCAGGTACTTGTCGGGATCATATCCCTCTATATTCGTCCTGTCATTGAATCTGACAGCGTAAGCACAATCACAATTAGCATGAATGTGCTCGGCATGGCCTTTTTTGACGATTTTCTTCGAGGCATACTGCCAACCACGAGAAGCAAGCGTCAAACAAAAAGCGCAAGTATCACCTGCGGGCACCCATGCAACCTCGGCACCGTCTCGGATAGCGTTTCTGACCGTAGTGTCTTGGCCTACCTGCTTAACCAATCGCCCAACCGTACCGCTGACCATGTTCTCGTTGACAGACTGCTTAATCGTTCCGTTTATCGCCTTGCCGACTTCGTTTATCGTTGGGAGCTCTGCCGGAACTGCCGGAGCGAGATTCATGCCGGAGAGCTTTGCCATCTCGTCATAGAGTTCACAAGCGACTGCTGCCGTCCCTTCGCCATACTTTGCCACCAAAGCATAAGCAAACTCGATCAAATCATCTCTCGGAATTAATCCGAGGCCGACACCCTTCCATCGTCCGTTTATATTCCAGACAGCATCACGGAACTCATCAGCCGCCTTATCGCTTAACTTCTTCAAGATATCTCGATATTTTGTCCAAGTATCAAGGCTTATAGTCTGCGTGGGCTTCTGGAGTGAGTCTCGATATTGTTTCCACTCTTCTCGGGTCATTCAATATCCTCCAACAATGACATCCCACGGCTCCTCGTCTCCTGCGCGTTTATCCTGCGAATATCTGCCTGACTGAAGCCTATCATCTCAAGAAATATATCCGTATCTGCAAAGCCCTGACGGACTGAAGCAATCTTTATAGCCGCATCAGTTGTCACCGCAAGCGAGGGCATCGCGGGATTTTTGAAATGAGCAACAATGTCCTTGTCTTCCTCGGAAAGCTCTGCAAGGCTCTGTTTCCTCTCAATCGCTGTCGCCATCCATGCGATCTGCTGGAGTGCGTTTCCGTTACCAGCGTTAAGCTCTTCCGCCATCAAGCACAATGTCTGACTCTGTGCGAGTATCGCATCCGAGCTTGACGGATTCGCATCATTAACAACGCCCGTGTCGGTAATTGACAGCCCGGAAGCCGCACTAAACTGCGTTGCAAGCAGTCGCATCATCTCAACATGAGGCGTGATGCTACCCTGCGGAAGCTGACCAAATGTCGGCTTTTCACCGCTCTCAGGGTTAGTTGTGCTTGCGAGCAGATTTCCAACATACTGCTTAAACTTCTGATTGATGAGCGCATCATACTGCTCATCAGTAACGCCAAGCAGATACTTCTGCGGAGCCGTTGAGAACTCAAGCCCTATCGAAGCATTGCAAATAGTCCTCACATAGCCATTGATAAGCTCACGGATCGGGAACTTTAACCTTGACCGTCCGAAAGGCTTATTTGAGGTCGCGTTCCATACGAGCGGCTCCATCAAAGGGCGGCCCATAATATGCGGATATCTTGTCGCGTTAAAATCCGTTGTATTTCCAATAACGCGGAGCTCCCAGATGTCCGTGTCCGTATAAAAGTTTATGTGTGACGGCTTGTGCTCACCGGCTTCGTTTGCAATCGTCTCAATAACAGCAAAGCCGCATCTTATACGGTTCTTTTCACCATCCCAGAGAGCCGCAGCTGTTTCGGGAGAGTGAAAACGCACGATAGCAAGGCCGTTCTGATCCGCGGAGAGTGTAGCAAATGTGCATCCATACTTCAGCTCGTCACGGCACGCCTTAATATAGCCAAAAAGCATATTGTTACGGCTTGCGATTGCGTTTATCCCTTCAGCGTCCTCGCCATTCCTGCCGACAAATCCGTCAAACATTGACCGAGCCGCCAAAACATCAACCGCTTTGGTTCCCCACTCGCACCCGATTTCGAGCCTTGAGAGTCCATCCGGCAGAGCAATCCCGAGATTGACATCTGACAGCATGATATGGCCCTCGTAGTATTTCTTTTTCTTCGCATTTGCGCCCGAGTGTGAGTTTAATGTCTTCACGCACTCCATAAAGAGTGCCGTTTCCATCTCTGGCAATCCTCTGACTCTTCCAATGTTGATATTCATGTCATCCTATCCTCATAGTTTTTGACGGGTTCCGTCTACTGTTCCTTACGCCCCAAAGAGCGAGCGAGCATCCTTCAATAGCGATTGAATCTTCGCCACCGAAGCCCCAACCGCCTGATATTGGCCTTTTTACGGAGCTTATAGCACTTTGATTAAGTGCTTCCTGCCCGATGTACCATGTCAGCGTTTGCTCGCCTAATTCAGCCACAAGCAAGCTCGCAGCAGCTACCATTGTGTGTGCTGACGGCTTGATAATACTGTCTTTATATTTCCAAGTGTCACGGATGCGGTCAATTAACAGGTCAACACCGTTTCGACCGTCTATCACCACGCAACACCCAACTTTTACACGCTCATTCAACCAATCGGCAAGCCATTGAATCCCTCGGCCTGTCGGTTGCTGGTCAATCAGAGCTATCCTTGAATGGTCCTTTTCATCGACAACCGCACCGCACAAGCAGACCATTGAGCCATCTGCCGAGAACTTCACGCCATAAGCTGTCTTGACTGCTTCGGGCTTCGGTTCAGAGCTCTTGCAAGCTTCCCATGACTTCAAATCGAGGGCCTTGTCTGTCTGTTCCGTTACCGCGGGAGCCCACCAGCCGAGTCGCTCACGGGCGAAGCCGTCCAGAGTCATTGTCTCGAACTCATTGGCGATAGTTTTCTCGGCAATTCGATAGCCCATCGCTGGGTTTGTCTCATAGGCCCGCTCGATCGCCTCTTCTACCGTGGAGCAAATGTTGTTGATATTGTCATCCTCAACACTCCACTCAAGCCACCAAGCCTCGCCCGGTTCACCACTATGAGCAACCGAGTGCATCTTCTTGAAGACGGTTCCGTGACAAGTGCTATTCGGTGGTGTCCCGATGAAAATCTGTTGCGGGAGCTTGCTTCGGTCTTTAATGTCGGAAGCCGCTGACATAACCGGGAGCATAGCTTCCTGTTGTTCGTATGTCAGCTCTTGAGCCTCATCAATGACTATGACCGAATAAGTGCCGCCTCGCGCACCGCTGTTCGTTCTGGTTGCGAACTCTATACAGCCACCTGCTTGAACGTTTCCGTCATCATCTACCCAAGTCTTGAAGTAAATTCCTTCGTAGCCCCTTGCGTGGCTGACATTCTTCACATCATGGGCAAATTCCGGGAAGCGTTCAGGACTCTCAAAGAGGTCACACATGGCTTTGAACATCTTTGCCGTGGTCGAGCTATGATGCGCGGAGTAAAGCACCTGTCGATGTTCAAACACCGCCATATATATCGCGTAAAACCTTGCCGCGTAGCTTTTGCCATTCTGTCTCGGCTTGGACATCCCAATCGTCAAAGCTGACGGTGATCCGTCTCGGTTCCTTGCGAGAAAAAGCTCCATCTCTCGCTTCTGGCTTGGATAAAATGTCGCGCCGCCATCTTCCTCGAACATTTCAACCACTTCTTCACCGAGCGAAAAAGCATACTCGCCAACAACTTCAAAGGTGGGCTCTTGCCTACCTGTTCTCATTCTTTGCTTTTAGGCGGTCGTGTTTCGAAACTTTTTTAGCCTGCGGATCAGGGAGAGCCTCAAGCTCTGCCATCACTTCCATCAGTCGCTTGGTATTTGATGCCATATCCCTACCGCTTTCGCAGTTCTGGATAGTGGTTGCGAGGATATCTCTCAACGCTATTAGCGTCTCTCTTTTGTCGCCACTCTTGGCGGCCTGTACAAGATCAGTCACGTTCTGACCTCCTTTCCCTTTTTACCGTGAAAAACTGCCTCTGTTATCTGCCTAAATTAAAAAGCCGCAGAAAGCATTAGGCATTGATGCCTTGTCGGGAGCTACCCTATCTGCGGCAAAATGTTTATAACTTGTGGACAAGTTGTGGATAACTTGTGGAAATACCCTCTGGCGTGTGCGACGCT